AAAACCTGAAGATAATTATAAACAAAAACAACTTAAACCAAAGGATCCGTTTTAATGAGTAGATTAACTTTAGAAGACATTTCTATACCTAAATCAATGGGTGGACAAATAGAACTTCCTGAAGAATTAGATTTTTTAGGAGATACCAAACCATACATTTTATATGGAAAAGAATATCAAACTAAAAAACTATCAAAAAAACACGGAGACGGTGCAAGAGAAGCTTTTACAAAAATAAGACAAACTATTCCTAAGGATTTTTTAAATAAATTTCATTCGGATAATATTATAAATCTAATGGACAGATATTATAGAAAACCAGAAAGATGGAGAGCATACCGGCCACATATTATATCTATAGAATATACAAACGGAGAGAAGTGGAATGAAGATACTTTTTATTTTCATTTAAATAAAAACTTTAGTGGCTGTTTTCGTCCATACTTATCTAATCCATCTGTGATCAATGGACCTCTTTGTTTTAGTTCTCCTAATATTCATGATGAGGCTTCAGATAGAAACTGGGTAATGAGTATGTTTAGAAGATCAGTAGAAGATCAAATAATTCAATTTAAATATTATGAGAATGATGGGCAATCAGGTGTTCACGAAGTTCACCATGAAAATATTACATTTATAAACATCATGTTAGGTTTTGCAGATCAAGTTATGAAAATACATTCTCGTGTAGATTTTGAATCTTATATAAGACCTTTCGGAAAATATTATGCGAGTGATGGAGCTAGATTTGATAAAGATAATATTAAAGGTATGGCAATATGTGAAGCATTTAGAGAATATCATAAAAAGCATGCAAAACTAATATTAGTAGACAAAGTAACACATAAAGCTGAAACTTCAGAAGGCACAAAATTTAATACTGCTTTAAGAAATAAAATAAAGGAAACAGAATGAAATATAAAAACGTAAAACCAACGACGTATAATGGTATGAAATTTAGAAGTAAACTAGAAGCAAGATATAATCGTATTTTTACAAAATTTAACTGGGACTTTCAGTATGAACCTGAAGTTCCTGAATTGTTAAATTATCAACCTGATTTTGTTATATATCCGAAAAGAGAAAAGAGTGATTATCTTGGAGAAGTAAAGCCTATTTATGTTGAAATTAAACCTATAAGAGAAATAACAAAATTATGTGATGACCCTAATTATGATACTTTTCGTGAAAAAATATATAAAAATTGGAATCGCGAAAACGATTTAATACTTTTTGGAGGAAATTTATTTAACCGATTGGATTGGTCCGCGATAGCACTTTGTTGGCAAGGAAATTTTTCAAAATATTCTGGCGGATCATATGGAATGAATCTTTCTTTTGAAAATGAAGATGCAGAGCGTATTGGTTTAAGTTGGCATCACGCTGAACTTATAAGGAAAAATGATCATACTTATCCAATTAATGGTTCTATCGGAGATGAATTTCAAAGAGTTAAAAATTATATCGAGCGATTGTGGAATGAATCATGGTCTGATCTTAGATGGGAGCCTAAAAAATGAAAACCATAGTATTAGGACCACCAGGAACAGGAAAAACATTTACTTTGTTAAACAAAGTAGATGATTATTTAAAAGAAACAGATCCAGATAAAATAGGGTATTTTGCATTTACTCAGAAAGCTGCATATGAAGCAAGAGACAGAGCCATTAAAAAATTTAATCTAACAGAAGATGATCTCCCATATTTCAGAACACTACATTCACTCGCATTTAGAAAATTAGGTATTAAAAAAGAAAGTGTTATGCAGAAAAATCATTATGTTGATCTTGGAAAAAAGCTAGGTTTTCCAGTAAACTATGCAAGATATGAAGATGAACATGGAGGAATTTTTACATCAGATAGTGAGTATTTAAGAATTATTAACCTGGCTAAACTTAGAAATATTACACCAGAACAACAATATGACTTACATGAACATAATCAAGATTTAGAAAGAAATAAGGTTCGAATTATTTCAAATGAAATAGAAAGATATAAAAAAGAATATGGTCTTGTAGATTTTAACGACATGGTTTTAAATTTTATAAAGTCAGATAAATCTCCAAATTTTGATGTTGTATTTATTGATGAGGCACAAGATTTATCTTTAATGCAATGGGATATGGCAAGATCTATATGGAATAAAACAGAAGACTCTTTCATTGCAGGTGATGATGATCAAGCAATATTTAGATGGGCCGGTGCAGATGTAGATTCATTTATTGCACAAGAAGGTCAAATATTACCATTAACTCAATCATTTAGAATACCTGCAAAAGTTCATAGTCTAGCTATGGGTATTATAAATAAGATTAAAAAAAGAATTGATAAAAATTGGAATCCAAAAATACATGAAGGATCTTTAAATCGTTATGATGAATTTGAACAAATAGACATGACGTCTGGAGAATGGTTGGTTTTAGCTAGAACTAGATATATGTTGAATGAACTGGAAGATGTTTTGTATCGTAATGGTTTGTACTACGTAAACAAATTTAAAAAAACTAAGGAACAAAATTTACATGTAGCAGCTACCGACTGGGAGCATTTAAGACAGGGACAATTATTAAGTTATGACCAACTTGTAAAAATATCTTCCTACATGACAGTTGTAAAATTTGATAAACAAAAAATAAAAGGAATGGCTAAAGGATCTTTCTACGGAATAGATCAACTTATAAAAGATTATGGTCTAAATACTAAAGATCCATGGTTCAAAGCATTCAACGATGCACCTGGAAGAGACATAAGTTATTTAAGAAAGATGAGAATTAATGGAGAAAAATTAAATCAAGCACCAAGAATTCAATTATCAACCATACACGGAGCTAAAGGTGGCGAATCAGAAAACGTTGTACTACTTACTGATCTAAGTGAAAATACAATGAAAGCTTATGAAAGAAATGCCGATGATGAAAATAGATTATTCTATGTTGGTGCAACAAGGACCAAGGAACATTTACATATTATATCACCAAAGCAAGAATACAAAGGATATTCTATATGAGTGATGTATACGAAAAACAGATCGGCGGCGACCACTATCAATCAATGACGATTCAACCTTCAGAATTTATAAATAAAAATAATTTGCCTTTTGCAGAAGGAAACGCTATAAAATATTTGTGCAGGCACAAGCAGAAAGGACAAAGAAAAGATTTGGAAAAAGCAATTCATTACTGTCAAATGGCAATCGATAGAGATTATCCTGAGGATTTTTTAGAAGAGGCGGAAAAAGAAAAGGAGGAGTTAGAAGAATCTTATAAAGAAGCAAAACGACAAACAGAAGAACGTAAATCAAAAGAATGGAAAAAAGGATATGACAAATGGAAGGAAAATAAATGATACAACAACCACTTTTTAAACCACAAACTGAATGGATACCACCAGAAAGCTTCCCAGATTTCTCTAAATATGATGAAGTAGCAATTGATCTAGAAACTAAAGATCCTAATTTAAATACTCGTATGGGATCCGGCTCTGTGGTTAAAAATGGTGATGTAGTTGGTATATCTGTCGCCGTAAAAGATGGAGCACTTTATTTTCCTATAGCTCATGAGGGTGGTGGTAACATGGATCGTAAAAAAGTATTGAAATGGTTTCAATCTGTTCTAAACACAGATTCTATCAAAATATTTCACAACGCCATGTATGACGTTTGTTGGATCAGATCACTAGGTTTAAGTATTAACGGTAAAATAGTGGACACGATGATTGCATCGGCCCTTGTTGATGAAAATCAAATGCGTTATGACTTAAACAATTGTTCTAAAAGATACACTGGAAAAGGAAAAGATGAAACAGCTTTATATGAAGCTGCAAAGTCATGGGGTGTTGACCCTAAGGCAGAAATGTATAAACTACCTGCCATTTATGTTGGCGCATACGCAGAAAAGGACGCCGAAATAACTTTTGAACTCTGGCAAGAATTAAAAAAGGAAATTAATCATCAAGATCTGGAAGCAATTTTTAAGTTGGAGACTGATCTTTTCCCTTGTCTTGTCGACATGCGTTTTTTAGGAGTCCGTGTAGATACTGAGTCCGCTCAACAATTAAAAAAAGAATTAGTTGAAGAAGAAAAAGAATGCTTACAGTCAGTAAAAAAAGAAACATCAGTAGATGTTCAAATATGGGCTGCACGTTCCATTGCGCAAGTTTTTGAAAAACTTCACCTACCTTTTGACCGCACTGAAAAAACAAATTCTCCATCATTTACAAAAAACTTTTTACAGAATCACCCCCACCCACTAGTGAAACATATAGCCCGGGCTCGTGAAATAAACAAGGCCCATACCACGTTCATTGATACCATACTCAAACATTCCCACAAGGGTAGAATTCACGCTGAAATTAATCAATTACGTGGAGACAACGGAGGAACGGTTACTGGAAGATTTTCTTATTCAAACCCAAATTTACAGCAGATACCAGCAAGGAACAAGGAACTTGGACCAGCTATTAGGTCCTTATTTATACCTGAGGAAGGCCATACATGGGGTGTATTTGACTATTCTCAGCAAGAGCCTAGGCTGGTAGTGCATTATGCAACTTTACAGAATCTCTACGGAGTGGACGAAGTATTGGAAGCTTACCAGAAAGGAGATGCCGATTTCCATACTATTGTCGCTGACATGGCGGAGATACCTAGATATCAGGCCAAGACTATAAACCTTGGCCTGTTCTATGGTATGGGAAAAAATAAATTACAAGCTGAACTAGGAGTCAGTAAGGAAAAATCAGATGAACTATTTAGACAGTATCATAATAAAGTTCCATTCGTAAAACAACTAATGGATAATGTAATGCAACGTGCTCAGGATTCTGGAAAAATTCGTACGCTTCTGGGTCGGCTTTGTCGCTTCCATTTATGGGAACCAAATCAATTCGGGATTCATAAAGCATTGCCCCACGATGCAGCGCTCATGGAACACGGACCAGGGATCAAAAGAGCATATACATACAAAGCATTAAATAGATTGATACAAGGATCAGCTGCTGACATGACAAAGAAAGCAATGATAGATTTACACAGAGCAGGTATCACACCACATATACAGGTGCATGATGAATTAGATATATCTGTAATCAATGATAAACATGTAACAATGATAAAAGATATCATGGAAAATGCAGTTTCTCTTGAAGTTCCTAATAAAGTGGACTATGAATCCGGACCAAATTGGGGTAAAATAAGTTAAAAAAAATGGAGGAAAATATGGACCATATAAAAAAAGTACTAACATGGGCTAAAGCTAATAAGCAGAAATCTGTTATTATAGTAATAGTCGTTATTGCAATAATCGCTCTAATAAAATAATTTATGCATGGCCTATCTCAATGCAAACATTCCTGTGATGTATTCACAGATCAGGAGAGAATATCTCTATGATCTTAAGGATCATCATGGAGAAGTTGAAGACTGCATTATATTTGGCCTGGCATCTATTACGGGACGTCCCATACTATTTCATGCAATTATGGAAAATGGTGCGGTCTTTTATCGCCTTCCTATCTCCTCGTTCATTCAAAGAGGATTTAGAGCAGATCAAGTTCCTAGATATAGACTTGATGAACTGGAGTTGTGGAATTGCTTTAGTTACTATCCTGCTGTCACTTCTTTTGATATCCTAGACGGACAATCAGGAAAGTTTTTTGGAAAAGATAATAAAACTCATCCGGGTGCATACCTTTTTACTGTTGACTGGGCGCACCCAGAGAGTAATATAGTAGATACTGATCATTCTGAGATCCCGCACGAACATAAGTGCGCACACATTCTCGCTCTAGAGGATGGAAATTATGCAGCACAACCTAACAATCGTATCCTTTGGGATATACCTTCGTTTACAGTTAAAGACGAAGTACCAGATTGGAAAGTTCAAACTTCGGAATGGAATGTAGAAGACACCGGTAAATGGAAAACAGAAGACACTGATAGGTTCTTCTACGGGATTGAGGAAACCAAAGATGACTAAAAAATGTAAAAATTGTAATTGTAATTGTCACTGTGATGGTGATCTTCATGCAGATGTGTATGGTGTATGCACCTGTGATAATTGTAAATGTCGTGAAGTAAAAGACAAACAAGAAGGTCTTGTTATTGATGAGACTGGAGAATGCGAATCATGTCAATAGGAGGCAGGATGAATTATTATTTCACAGGGATATTAATTATTTTAGTAATATTGTTGGCTCTATTAGGTGGACCAAAGGCATGGGGAGATTCTACACAAACTAACGTTAGTGGATCTAATACTGCAATTGAAGGTGGGTATACATCAACTGCAACTACAACCTATCAATCAGGTTCTGAATCTTCATCAACAACTAATAATACTACAAATTCCGATATAAGATCATCACCACCATCAGCATCGGCTCCATCTTATAATGCCATGACACAGGATGTGTGCGCTGTTGGAATTTCTGCAGGAATACAAACTTTTGGTGTTGGTATATCTGGTGGAAAACATGCGATCGATAAAAATTGTGAAAGATTAAAACTAGCAAGAATATTAAATGACTTTGGTATGAAGGTTGCGGCTGTTGCTATTCTTTGTCAAGATGAGCGAGTTTTTGAATCTATGATTCAAGCAGGTACTCCGTGTCCAATTGATGGAAAAATTGGAAAAGAAGCCATGAAATTATGGACTAAATATGACCATGAAAGACCTGACTATGACATATACGTTAAGCGTATGAAGAAGAGAGAAAAAATTCAAAAAGAAATAGAAAAAGAAGAAGCTCTTGCTGAAAAGGAGAGACTTAAACAAGAGGCTAAAATGACGAAAGAATTTGAAAAAATAGAGTTGGACGCTGAATTCGATAAACAAGTAGATAAAAGAATTAAGAAAAAAACTGAATGGTCAAATCCATAAAAGCATTAGCAATACTCTTTTTCTCTGGGTATTTACTAGCTAGTTGTTTTGCATCTAAAGCAAGTGCAGAAGACGTAACAACAGATAATATTCTTAATCAAACTTTCACATCAGGAAATAACTGGACGGGCCAATTATCCAGTAATCACGGAACAGGGACCATTGCTGGAGTAGACGAGGGTTATGTAGAAAATACAGAAGCATATAGCCTGGTTGATGACGTAGATATATCTGCAGACCAATTCAATAATGGTTTTACATCTAATCAATCTGCTAAAGTATGGTTTTGGAATAGTAATAACCAAGATGTTGTAATGAAACAGATTATAACTAATAGTGATGGTAATGTTACAACTCAAACTAAAACAATTACAGGATCATGTGCAACTTTTAATGGATGTTCCTTTCAGGATACAGGTAATAACACTTATTCAATAGGTTCAAATACTCAAACTGACTTTGATATCAAAACTAGATTTGAATTCAACTCTAGCCCATCCGGTGGTGCTTCATATAGTGGAACACATAGAGCAGCAGATTTAAAACAGCCTGTTTTAACTGTAACTTATGATGATACTGTATTAGATACAGAAACAACAGACGCATTAGATGATGTTGAAGAAGCTTTAGAAGATTTACAAGAAGAAGTCTTTGAAGATATGGAAGAATTCTTCTTTGAAGAAGAATACTTTACTTTTAATACTGAAGAAGATTTCTCCTTTGAAGAAGAAATATATTTTGATGATGAAATATATTTTGATGACGAAATGTATTTCTCAGATGAATTTTTTGATGAATTCTTTGAGGAAGAAGGTATGTCATTTGATGAAGAGCCAATGTTTGAATTTACAGACACAGGAATGGAGGAAATGTATGAAGAAACTAATGAGCTCGTTGAAACTTTCTTACCAATGGTTTCTGAAGAAGAGGAATTTTCATCTGAGGAATCATTCACCGAACCAGACGGATCCATATTCATGGAATCAACCGAGACAGGAGAAACGTTCGAAGAAGAAGAAATGATGGAGGAAGAACCTGTAATGACTGACGAAGAAGAAGTAATGGAAGAAGAATCTACAGAAATGACCGAAGAAGAGGTGGTGGAAGAAGAATCTACTGAAATGGCTGAAGAAGAAGCAGTTGAAGAAGAGTCCACAGAAATGGTAGAAGCAGAGGATGAAGAAACGTTCGAGGAAGCACAAGAAGAGGAATCTACTAGCGAAACTGCTACAGCATCCACTGTTCAGGATGAGAAGCTTGCCAAACAAAAAAAGATACAACAGAAAAAAGCTATCGTCAAAAATCTCGATAGAATAATGGATAAGGTTGACAAGGATATTAAAGATATTGCTAAAAATTTAGCTATCAAGAATATCATAAAAATGGAAGCAATGATAAGTGAACAGGCATCTTTGGACATGTATCAAAATGCAATATTTTATAAGCCAAAAGACATATATTTAGACCAACTAAATATCTTTGATTTTAGGCAACTATACCCAAATACTAGTCTTGCAACCTATGTCAATAATGATAAGATTGAAATCAAAGCCAGAAAACTTCAAGAGATAAATATCAAGAAGCAACGGCTTTTAATGGAACTGGAGATGTTAAAAAATGGCTGATATATCAAATTGGAAAAATAAAAATAGAACTATTACAAAATTTTTTGAACGTGTTGGAGGAACCGCAGAAGGTAAACCGCATTCTACACCCGAAGGAAGAATTGCTGCGGGCAAACGAGCCTTAAAAAGATATGTTCAATCCCTGCCAAAAAGTAGTCTTCGTCCTACCCGTTCCAAAACCACACGTGGTCCAGAGACTAAAAGACCTAAGGAAAAAACAAAGAAAAACTAATGGCTAACAAATTTAATATAAAAGACCAACTCGCAGGTATTGCTGCACTTATAGCAGCAATCGTGGCCATCGGTGGTGGCTTCGTTAAATATGGTGAGGTTATGACTAAGATAGATGTATTAGAAAATGCATCTAAAAAAGTAGACAAAGTATCTATTGAAATGGTCACAGCTAACGAAAAAGATATTGAATTTCTCAAGCAAGCAGTAGAATCTCTAAAAAATAAAAAAGAAACTATTGTAGATCTATCAGATATAGAAGCCTCTCTGGCTAACAACAAAACCAAATCTTTAGTTAATGCTAAAGAGATAGAACTACTTAAAGTTCAAATAGAAGAAATAAAAGTTTCCACATCTAATCCACTAACAAATTAAAATGAAAAAATTATTTATGATAGTAGCATTACTCGCTTTAACCTCATGTGCTATTGGACCTAAATGTACTTATACGCAAGAAGGAACAAAAGTTTCATCTTGGTTCTGGTTTTATAAAGATAAACCAACAGATCTAGATAAAATGAATTGTAGCTAATGCCCAAACAAAACGCTTTACAACGAATAGACTCCCACGAAAAATTATGTCGAATTATGCAACGAGAGACACATAAAAAAATTCAAAAAATAGAAGAACGAATAAAGAGACTTGAAAAAATAGTTTTAATTTCTGCAGGAGCTCTTATTACTAGTATGGCATTTGTTATCTATACTTTACTTGAGAAACTTATATAAAACTAATATGAATGATAAAATTATTACTGCACTCTTGGCTATTCTCATCGCCCTCTCTGGCTGGTCTCTCACAACAACAGTCGGTCTTAAGTCGGATGTTGCAGTTCTTAAAGAAAAGGTATCTGGGATTGAAAATGAAGTACAAGACTTTAAAGCTTTTTCAAAGAAGAAGAAACGCAAGAAAAAATCAAGCAACTAAAAAATTGGTACAAGTTTTAGTAATTGGTCTAATATTGACACTGGTACTTTTAACTGGATGTGAAAATATAAAACATAAAATTGGAGTTTCTACTAAACCACTTCAAAGTGGTGAGCAATTAAAAAATTCCACTAAATTAAATTACACCATTGTTTTCGGCAAGGTGAGGCCTCAGGAGGACGATTAATCATGACGCGGAATCGAAATACTAATGCAACTATCTAAAAATTTTTCATTGGCAGAGCTCACAAAGAGCCAAACAGCCACTAGAATGGGCCTAGATAACAATCCCAGTGAGGATGAGACAGAGAACTTAAGATTGCTCTGTGAGAGGGTTCTACAGCCCGTTAGAGACCACTTTAATCACGTTGTGACCATTTCTAGCGGATATCGTAACGAAATCCTATCAAATAAGATAGGTAGTTCAAGCAAGTCTCAGCATTGCAAGGGAGAAGCGGCGGACTTTGAAATATTTGGTACACCTAATAATGAGGTATCTGACTGGATTAAAGAAAACCTAATGTTCGATCAATTAATACTCGAGTATTACGAACCAGGACAACCGAACTCGGGGTGGGTGCATGTAAGTTATAAGAGAGAAATAAATAGTAATAGAAAAGAATATTTGATGGCCATTAAAAAGAATGGTAGAACAGAATATAAACCTATTTTAGGTTTATCTACGGATAGGTATATAAAATGATAGAATTTATTAAAAAGATATTTGCTAAATGGTTTGGTAAAGAGGAAGTTGTAGTATTAACAGAGGAAATTGTAGAACCAGTAGAGGTAGAACTACCAACACATTGCACAGGACACGCTAGATTTAAAAAAAGTTGTCCTCTGTGTAACGAAATTATTGCATGACGAATTTTTTTGTAAAAGACATGGGTTTTAAACCAGAGATTACTAATGGAATTTGTCCCACTTGTACTATGCCAACTATACTGATTTCTTTAACTAGAGACTGTTATAGATGTGTAACTTGTGGTACGGACCTTGAACAAAAAATAAATGGGGTCATAAAATATATGCCCATGGAAAAACATATAAGTAAGGATCAACCTAAAGCCGAATAATGGCTAGAAAAGGACTTTACGGTGTCAACACCTACCGTGGGAGAACTAGAAAAAAGCTTAGACGCCATAAAAAGCGCCTAAATAAAAGCGAAAAAAGGCAAAAAAAGAAAAGATAAGGGTTGACAGGTATCCTATATTAACCTATATATACAGGATGAAAGAAAAAAAACAAATGGAAGCATGGTTAGATAAAGTAGAAGCTTTAGTTTTAAAAGATAAAAATAATTACTTTAATCCATATTTGGGAGTTCCAAGCTATGGACATGGTGTTGATTCACTTTATCGTCAAGGTTTAACACCTAAAGAAGCGGTAAAGAAATGGCTATCTTATACTGGGAAAGGAGCGATACTATGAATATACTAAAACTCAGTAAAATATTCGAAGACTTTATTGACGACCATAAAGAGTTAGAACATGTTGGTTCAGGAATGATGTTAGATAAAAATCCTGAAAGAGACATTGATGTTAGATATAAAGGAAAAGATTATCTTTTAACTATAAGTAAGATACGATGAGATACAAATTCAAAGTCCATGAAGATGGTAAGAGTGACGAAGAGAAAGAAGCAATGTCTTACAAGAAAGTATTAAAGTCTTTAATTACCAGTAATCCTAAATGGAATGGGATTATTGAATATATTAATAAAAAAGGAAGAGAAGTGGTGCACACTATCAGAAATGGCAGGAGAATATGAAAGAAATAAATATAAAAATTAAAAATATATCTCAAAAGCAATGGGCCAATCTGCTCATTGAATTAAATCTTATTAAAAAAGCATGGAGAAGATTTGGTCCCATTATAGATATTAAAGCTAAAAACTTTGATCA